TTCTCCCAAACCAAGGTTTTCGAGAGCCGTTTTCACCGTGCCATCCGATTTGATATCGCCAAACGGATTCTTGCGGCTTAACAGCAGCGCGCGAAGTGCGGTAAGCAACTGATCGTGCCGCCCCTTCTCCAGGCTGGCACCGGATGCCTCCACCACGCTGCAAAGCTCCTCCTGCAACATGTCAAAGTAGTCATCATCCAGATCGGTGGCAGGTGTGCCGGTCTGGGGGTTACCACGGGTAAAACCGTTCTTACCCGCGCCGAACTTATCCTTCTGCGCGGTTTTCGTGTCTATACGATGCATGAATTACTCCGGATATTTAAAAATTACGTAGGTATGCGACGGGCAGAGTTTGTTAAGCACACACTCGACAACGGTGTCGCCCCAGATACGCAGTGCGGAATCACAGGGATCGCCACATGTCATCCAGGTGGTGTTGGTGGCGGCTGGCATGTTGACCTGCCAGTAATACCGCCATTCCGGCGCATTCACAGCGTCAGTGCAGGCTGATGAGCAGGTGAACGTGCTTTTGTCGTATCGCGTGATGGTAGCGTCTGGTCTGCCCAGGGCAGCAAGCTGTGCAAGGTAAAAATCCTCATTGATGCCGCCCGCCAGGTTAACCTTCGCATCCAGTCGTTGCTGACGCTGGCGAAGGGTCTGTGTCCCTGCGGGAATACATTCATCCGGCAGACCGCACAGACGCTCCCAGCGGTTTATCAGTTCAGTGGTGGTGCGCGGATCCAGCTCCCGCATCAGGGCATCCGCACGCTGATGAACGCGGGTTAATGACGGTGCCGCACCGGCAATCGCCGGATCGCTGGCTGACCACGCCGGACCGGGCGGCAGCAGTGCCGACAACAGACGGATGTAATCATCGTTTGTCACGTCCATGAAATCGTCCCCAGAACCGCCAGTTCATTTTTTGCAATGGAGATATTGTCTGCCGGTGCAAGCAACTGATGGCTGTATTCCCCGTTCGCACCGGAAATCGCTTCACTGATACGTGACACCTTCAGTTCTCCCTGCGGATAACCATCACGCAGCAGGAACGAACGCAACTCCGCGGTAATGGCAGCCCGTATTTCCGGTGTGTCCGGCGTCACGCGGATATGAAAATCCACCGTATGTGCCACCGGCCTGAATACATACAAATCAGAGCCTGCCACCGGGGCCAGTGGCTCAATGTGTTGTCTTGCCGCCGTTTCCGTTGATTCTTCCGGAATGGGATTAATCAGGTCACTGCTGGCAATCATCACACCGACAGTTCCCGTTCCCATCCAGTGACGGTATGTCCATGCGCGGGTAATGCCGGGCACTTCTTTAGCCCAGACGACATAGTCCCCGTCAGCCCCGCCCTGAGGCGTCCAGTAATACCGCTCAATGACGCGGGCGCGCCACGTTTCCAGCTCTTCAGTATCAAATCCACCTGTCAGGGTATCTGCCACGCCGGAAGACGGCAGACCATTAACCGGCGTGACCAGGATTAATGACGTACCGTCGTCAGCGTTACCGACCGCGCCTGCACTTGAGCAGGTGATCGGCACGCGCAGGACACCACCGGCGCTGGTTGCATCGGCAGTTGCCGTGTACTGAACCAGGTCATTGCGCTGAATAACACTCCCGACGGTCACCTTCAGGCCATCGCTGACGCCTTCCCAGCGCATATACCCGCTGGCAGTCGTGGCCCCCTTGCGCGGACACCGTTTCATCGCAGCATGTCGCGCCAGCCAGGACTCATCGCACAGGTCAGGCAGCATATTCATTGCCAGATAATCGATGTACCCGTAAACCGTATGCAGCGCCGCCGCATACACCTTTGCCCGCACGTCTTCATCCATGCGCCGGAGCGTGTCGCTGACGTCCAGCCTGGCGAATAAATCGTTACGGAGCATACTGATATTTTCTGCCAGCGTCGGGCGCTGAAATTCACTGTCCGCCATGCGTTATCGCACTCCACAGATCATCAAAAGAAATCATTACCGGTCCGTCACGACGCCAGAGAGTGATACTGTTACCCAGTTCATTAATCCCGGTGCGGCGGATATCCAGATCAATACGGGACACCACGCCGTCATCAATCATCCATTGCAGGCATTCGCGGATATACCCCCTTACCGTCTGCACCAGCTGATTGGTCAGTTTGCTGCGCTGAAGCAGCCACAGTCGGGAGCCGTAACGGTCATTCTGTACCGCAGGCCAGGTATCCCCCCACCATCCCATCGGGACGTCGGCGTTGTCATCAGGCTCCGCCCGCCGCCAGGTAAACAGGGAAATCACCACGGCGCGGGGCAGCGGATCCAGCGGTGCGCTGGCGCAGGTGCGTTTACCGTTCACCGTCAGCCACAGTTCCATCATGCCTCCATCGCTTTATCAGGTTTGTCGGTGTTACTGCCCTGACCGTTCTCTCTGTGACGATGCCCGTTATAGGCAAGCCGCATCGCTGACATGGTGGTACCGCCGGAGTCGCACAGGTCTTTCACCTGTCCGGTCACTTCCAGGTCCATTTCAAAACGTGCCTTAGGCGCATTGCGAAACGTGATCGTTTTACCTGCACCGTCCACCACGATCCCCTCCCGGGTCAGCGTCACAGACTGCCCCTGATCGTCATAGACAGCCACCTCACCCGTCTGCAGCCCTTTCAGGCGGTAGCGCCGGTCCGACACCGTAACAACCACCGCATGAGAACGGTCGCCATCCGGAAACAACACCACCGCTTCCGCACCGCTGTTTGCCCTTGCGGTAAAACCGTAGGGTTCAAGATGTTCAACCCCGGCTTTGGGTTCACCGGCAATCAGGGACACATCCACGGTCTGACATTTCGTGGCGGCACTGATGCTTTTCACCACGGCCCGCCCAATCAGGCCGAGGAGTTGTCGCTGCATGGCTTCAATCGTCCTCATCAGAACGGCTCCTCCTGTACTCTGGCTTTTTTCTTTTTCCGCGCGCCGGGGGCTTCGGGTTCAGGCAGATAAGCATCAGGTGGGCCGACACGGATTTCCGTCAGGGTGCCGTTCTGGTCCTGAGTAAACGTGACTTCCGAGACAAGCAGTTCGGTATTGTCGAAACCACAGACCGGATCAAAGACAATCACCCGCTGGTTGGGCTGCCACAGCGTACCGTTACCCTGTCGCCAGCCCTGCACCACATAGGTGGTTTCATCCGTCCGCGCCGCCCGTTGTCGGGCTTCAAAGTCCGCACGGGCAATACAGCCTGCCCCCGTAGCCTGCCCTGTCTGCCTGATATACATCGGACGGTAACGGGCAATAAATGCGTCCTCTGTGCGGGCCCGCAGCGCGGTGGTGGTGGCCTCACCGAAATCATCGTCGTTTCCGGCACGCTGCCCCGCCACCTGGTAAACTGAAAACCGCTCCCGGATACTCTTCTCCGTATCACAGGAAAGGATGTTTTCCCCAAGTACCAGCGCGGTATGTGCCCGCGTTGAGCCAATACCACCAATCACCAGCCTGCCGTGCGGGTCGTCATAAGCCAGCGCCTGCTGCTGACCGAGTATTTTGTTGATCACCTCGATCACCGTTTCACCGTGATCAGGCTGGACATCCGGAATAACACCCGACGGCGCATCGCTGTTCACCACCTCAATGCCGAAAGGCGCAGCAAGCGCCTGCGCAATCTGCACCAGCGAGCGTCCGTTAAACTGTGTCGGTTCGGCTGCACAGTCAATCAGGTCAGCCGTCAGACTACGTCCGGCAATACCGGTGCTGACCGAACGGGCATCGTAACGAACGGGGGTCGCCTCCACCCAGCCGGTGATCACCAGCTCATCACCAATCAGCACTTCCACTTTTGAACCATTTTTAATGCGCGGCTGAAGCGTGGTGATACCCTCATCTCCCGGCCACTGGCGGGTGATCTCCACGCTGAAATCCCGCGCCAGCCGTTCAATACCGGCACCGATGCGCACCGATGTCCAGCCATTCCACTCCCGGCCATTTACCCGTAGCGTGACGTTCTCGTTCATTGCACTGGCACCTTCAGAGGGATCACCGGCACAAAGCCGGGATGCGTAATGGCATTACGCCGGATAATGTCCGCGTCACGCGCCGCGTTATCAAACCAGGTCGCCGCCAGCACCAGCGCGGGTAAGACCTCATCCGGCGTGCGCTGAATGATCCGAGCAGACTGTTCAAGGCGCGTGTTGATATCCGCATTCAGATCTGCTTTCACCCGGCGCAGCGCCAGAAACAGCGCATCACTGGTTGTACGGGACAACTCCTTATCAATTGCCGTATTCAGTGTGTCGCGAATGTCAGTCAGTTCTTCCCACGTTGGCAGGTCAACCGTGTTTTTCACCGCCGGTGCATTGTTCAGTGCCGGATGCGTGACGGAAGGCCAGCCGGTGCTCTGCGCGGAAGTTGTTGACTGCCCCACTGCGGCATTCTGCATCACCGCGGAAGTTGTTGGCGCAGGCAATCGGGTGACGGCATACGCCGCTTCGCTGATTGCGGTCGCACGAAGGGTGCTGGCAACCACGTTACGCTGCTGCGTCGCCGTGGCGGTGGTTTTACTGTCCGTTTTCCAGATGCCGCGCGGTTGCAGATCGCTGCCGAGGCTGACACCGGAAAGCGTTTTGATCATGGTGACCAGGTCGCTGGCGTTACCATAAAGGCGTTTCCCGGTACGCCACATTTTCTGCACCTGCTCAACGAAATTTTTGCCTGACGATGGCGGCGGCAGAAGTACCGAGATATCCCCCTGCAACAGCCTGGCGGCATCCGATACGGCAGAATCCACCACTTTCATCGCATCAGAAACATACCCCAGCATTATGCTGGCATTACCGATAACGTCGTTCTGCACGAAATCCGCCACACCATCGATACTGAAACCGCTGAAGCTGTCACTGATGCAGTCATCCAGTGCAGAACAGGATGACATCAGCGTCTGCGCCGTCGCCGCACCTGATGTGGGGTAAGAGAGTTCTCCCGCTTCGACAAACTTCAGGTCAAAGCGGACAATACGCCCTTCACTTTTCGATGTGCTGACCCGAACCTCTCCGTCAACACAGACTTTCAGCTCACCGTAAGTCGGGTGGACAAGCGTGCCGGGACCGGGTTTATTCAGCGCGTCAATCAGGCGATCGCGCTGGTCAAAGCAGTCATCGCCCACCACATAAGCCGTGATGGACGGGCGGAAAGTGACTTTTCCCAGATCTTCGGTATAGGGTTTGTCGCGGTTCGGATATTCGTGTGTTTCCACACGGCGACCTGTTCCCGCACTTTCTTCTTCAACCTTAAACGGCACACCGCGAAATGACGCGTCCTGAAGCCTGTCTTTCCACGTCATATAAACTCCGGATATAAAAAAGCCCACCGAAGTGGGCATGAAAGACATAAATTAATGTAAGGTTTACCCTGCTATTTTTTGAGCCAGATGAGCCTGCAATTTATAAATGTTTGCTCCTTTACTGAACTGTTTTTTTATCGGTTCTGCAATACCAGAAATCCATATCTTCATTTCAGCATCAAGATCAAGATGCCCGGCGGTTTCAATAGAAAAGTTTGTCACAGATTTATAAGGAATCGAACGATACTCTACTTTTTTCCCTGTGACACCCTGCTTATCAATAAAAATTAACCTTCTGTTAGTCAGAATAATTTGGTCACGAATGAGTTTATAGGCAAGTTCGACATTTTCTCCCTCACCTAAAACAGCCCCTAATTCCTGTTGTGCATCTGATGCATTAATTTCACCGGCATTACCTATAATGGCATGTAACAGACCCATAGATTTCCCTTCAGTTGATAACAAACTTAAAGACAAATTATATCTGGTTCCGTCATCTGCCAATATGCGTATAGCCAACATCGTGATTTATATCAAAACCGCTGGATCGCGTTTCCATAACCCGCATACCCGGAGGCGAATTCACAAAAGAGACCTTGATCTCACCGTCAACTTTTGGCGCAGAAGCTTTGTTAATCATGAAGGGATTCGGGCCTGTAGCATCGGAGGCGTTGTTTGACTGAGCCGGATCTACCGCCGGATAAGGTGTGTATCCCCGCGCCGGTATTCCCGTCCCATAAGCATCATAAGCACCCGCGCCCCACTGCGCCGAGTTAATGGCATCGACCGTGTCACCGGAACTGTCGGTAAACCACTCAATAATTGGCTTCAGCTTGTCCCACATATCCTGAAACCACTTAACAACCGGTCCCCAGTTATTGATTACCATCCCCAGCGGCGACCAGGCAAAAACCTTCTTCAGAAGTTCCCAGCCAGCCTCAAAATAAGGACCAATGGTTTCCCAGAGCTTCTTGAAATAAGGTCCAACAACATCCCAGTTAGTGATAATTAATCCCGCAGCCAAGGCAATCGCCGTCGCAATCATGCCAATCGGCGTCATCGACATGATCCTGCTGACGATACTGATGGCACTGCCCACGCCCATCAATCCCAGTTTCAGAATCGCAAGACCGGCAGCAAGCCCGACGACGCCGCGAATAACCCGGGGATTTTCATCCGCAAACTTCGTGAATTTTTCCCCCAACTCCCCCAGCCATTGCGTGATATTTTTGGCGTCACCAGAAAATGCGCCGCCAATAGCCGCAAGGCCGTTAGTTGCGGTCCCCGTCATTGCCTCCCACAGGTTGGACAGCGTACCAAGCTGTGCCTGAACACGTTTATTCAGGCTGGCCTGTTTATTCATCTTCTGCTGGATCTGATCGTAACCATCCTTTCCTTTATCGATTAGTGCATTGACCACCTGAAGGGTTTCGGCATCATCACCAAATATTGCCTTAAGTACGCCTGTTCGCTTAACGTCGGTCAGTTTTCGCAGCTTTGCCAGTTGCCTGAACATGTTATCAAGACCGCCAAAACTTCCTTTGCCGTCAGTAAAATCGAGCTGTACCCCGAGTTTCTGGCGGGCCATGATTTTATTGACGTCCCTGATTTTCTTAACGCTTAATCCGGACTGGATAACTTTTCGCAGGGCATTACCTGCCGACTCCCCGTTCATCCCCATCTGATCCATCATGACGCTGATGGGGGCAAGGCTCTGTGCAGCCTGAAGACCGTCCTTGTTCACCATCTTCAGAACAGAACTGGTTTTAGTGAAGAAGGACAACATGTTGGTATCGTCAACGCCCAGATAAAACGCCTTCTGGATAGTGTCGAACAGCCCCATCATGTCTTCTGACGCCGTTCCGGTAGCATCCTGCATCTTTGCAGCAAACTCAGCAGCCGCTTCCGGTGTTTTTTTCAGTTGTACCGCAAGATAAGCTGTCGCTTTACCCACACCGCCAAGAATGTTTTCTGCCGGGATCCCCTGACGCACCAGCATCTGCATCATGTTCTGGAAATCAGCCGTTGTACCGGGTAGCTGGTTACCCAGGCCAATAGCCAGTTTATTGATGTCCTGAAAGCTCTTTCCAACCTCGCCATTCGCATCCATCATGGCGACTTTCAGCCCGGTGGCGGCGTTTTCCTGATCGGCATAAGATTTCAGGGAAAGCGTCAGACCCGCTGCCAGTCCGCCACCAAGCGCCAGCCCACCCTTTGACGCTTCTTCCGCCTGGCGTTTAAATCCCCGGATTTTCTTTTGCATTTTCGACAGCGCGGGAGAAAGCCTGTCGACACCGGTGATCAACGCCTTAAGCTCAAATTCAGCCATGTGTGCGTTTCTCCTGCTCTATCCTGTTTGCCTGACTGACCAGCAAGGGAATTTCACTGATCGGCATATTCAGCAATTCGAAGGGATTAATGCGCCAGTAACTGGCGCAGTCAAAGAAGCGATCAGTGAGGTATTCAGCCGTCAGGCCTGGAGGAAAAAACCGGCCACAAGCCACGCCGCTGCATTCAGGTCTGCCGGAGACATCTGGTCGACAGAGCTTTGCGGCACTTTCGCCAGCCGCACGATGTATTTCGATACCACATGCGCCAGAAGTCTGACGGACTCATCCTGATTCATCTGGTAGGGATATCCCAGCTCGCGGACATCTTTCCCGGTGGGCTCATCAAACTCCAGTACGGAGAGTGTCTCACCATGAGCGATAATCGGTTTCTTTAACTCAAGCTCTTTCATTACTGGTAATCCCCTTCTTCACCGTGGAACTCAAGATCAACCGTGCCTTCTTCGGCATTATGGTTCGCTTCGCCGTGCAGCCAGGCAGACGACAGTACATAGACCTGACCGTTCGCCAGCTCGGCAGTGATTGTCATCTCATCAGACGAGGTGATTTTGTTCACCGGAAAATTCTTCGGCACCTTGAAGGTCCCTTTGACATAAGGCGCACGGTGAGTTTCCTTGCGGTCCACTGAACCGTCCAGGCCGATGATGTCATCATTGACCGTCCTGTTCATGGGCACCTCAATGCCGCCGGTCAGCGATAGCTGCTGACCGTCAATTTTGAAATAACAGGTTCCCCCGATACGGGCCATTATGCAGACTCCTCTGAATACTGAAGACGGAACTGATTAACCACGGCAAAGACACGCAGCTGGTTAACATAGTCAGGCGGGAACAGCGTGTTCAGGCGGTTCGGATCGCTGGCATCACGCTCCACAACCAGGTACTGCTTAAACAGTTCGTAGTTTTCCACGATCCCCGCACGCTCAAGCTGACGGTAGGTTGCCAGCAGTTCCCCTTTGATCACCGCCGGGGTGACAATCGCCTGACCGGGACCAAAGCGGGTACCGTCACTGGCAAGCTTGTGACGCCCGTACTTACTGGTAATGACGGATTTCAGTTTGCGCAGTACATACGCGCTGGTATGCAGTGTCTCACTGTCGAGGTAGCTGTTATCCGCAACCCCGTAAGCGTTTTTCCTGTACGTGGTGACATCACGCTGAATGCGCAGTACCCCGCTTTCGACATACGCCGTTGCCACGCCATGAGACAGCAGGGTCTGTTGCTCGGTCATCGTGAACCGTTTCCCCTTCGGCGCAGGCAGCATACCCACCAGCTCACCGGTCTGCGTGGGACGTGCCGGATCGTTGCGGATAAACACCGCTGCGCGGGCGGTACGGCTTGCCGCCAGCTCGTCGGCAGGCGTCTGGGTCTCTTTTTCGTACCCCGCCAGGGTAATGTGCTGCTGGTTAAACTGGTCACCTGCGGTCACCAGTTCTGACAGCGAGCCGATCTTTGCCGTATACACATGACCATACAGCTGACGCGCATAGCTCCAGCGACCGCTGGTATCGTTCATCTCGGTCACCAGCGTGTTAACGGAGGCCGTGTCGTTGAACGGCAGGCCGATATAATCAAACGGCTCATCCGCCATTGCAGCCACCGCGCTGGTGAGAACAGGAGCGCCCGTTCCGGCGGTCCCCGTCGCCACGGCAATCTGTACGCCCGCTGGCAGCACTTCGCCCCCACCAAAGCCGTAGTAATTGAGGCTGACAGGAATTTCATTCCCGCAAAGCCCCTTATGACGCGCGGTCAGTGTGACCACGCCTGCCGAAGATGAAGCCGTAAACGGCAGGGCCGGAACGGCATTGATGGCATCCTGGATACTGCTGGCAATCGTCGCAACGTTATCGCCGTTGGTCACCGGAGCCTGCACGCGGGTACGTCCCACATAGACATTCACCGTGCCGCTTTCGGTTGCTTCCCCGGTCACCGTCAGCGTAACCGTTGCCGCCGCGCCTGTGGCTTCCGGAACGGCAATCACATACAGCTCGCCAAACGGGTCGGTCTGGCGATAAGCCTCGACCATACGCGCCAGCTGACTTCCCGCACCACAAATCTGGCGTGCATAGTCTGCCGACGGCATCAGTACCAGACTGTTGGCAACAATCTCTGCACCGTTATTGGCATGACCAATCAGCAGCGATGCTCCGCTGTCCTGTGCAGTATTCGCCGCCTGGTTATCCATTTCCGCATAAAACAGCGGAACCAGCGTATTCGACGGAATGGTGTTAAAGCTTATCGTCATCGGTATTCACCTTTTTATTCACGCGCCGGATATCACCCGCTGCTTCACGGCGCAGCCAGTAGTTGTTCTCGTCAACATTTCGCCCCTCGGCGGGCAAAAGGTCGCCACGGGCAGGGTCAGGAACTGACCGCCCTTTAACAGGTTTCACAAACATGAAGATTCTCAGGAAGGAAGGGTTATTTCGGTGTGATGTTCGATATCGCCGTCAGGCCCGTTACCGGGATCGAGATAATCAACATCAATCGCCAGCGTTCGCAGTTCATCCAGACTGTTCAGGTCATCCTGCTGGCGGGTATCGTCTTCGGTCAGCTCGCTGATGACCGAAAAATCGAACTGATAAATCAGCTCATGACGATTCAGATCCAGCAGCGTGCCGCCGTCATAGGTAATCGGGTTACCGCACGCTTCCGGGTTCCAGCCCAGCAGGGCCTTAAAGAGCATCTGCCGGACATCGTCCACCACATCATACGAAGCAAACTGACCGCGCTCATCACGCCCGTTACTCAGTATGACAACCACGGAGAAGCCCTCTTTCAGCTCCTGCCAGTAGTCGGTCTGGCTTTTGTTTTCTCCCGGAGAGTCATCACCCGGTACCACATACGCCGCCGGGAGTCTCAGCTTTCCGACCTCCGGCAGATTTTTGAACTGTGCCGCGCCTGCCACCCGGTTTTCAAAATACGGGCAGCGGGCACGCAGCGCAGCAATAACAGGCGTCAGTTTCATCTGTGTCGTCGCTCCGGCTTCAGTGATTTACGTAATTCCCGCGCCAGAAAATAGCGTGTCCAGCTGCGGTTCTTTTCAAGCGTTTCCACCATAAAGTTATTACGTGGAGCCAGTCGCCAGCCGCTGCCACCGGATGCACCACGATGATGGCTGCGACGACGCTTTGCTCCTCCCCGGACACCAAAAAACAGAAACGCCGGATAGAAGTCACCAGAGATCATCCGGTTCCCCTTCCCGTTGCGCTGGTTAGGGGCAATGCGTGTCATAAAACCGGCTCGCTTTTTACTGGCTCCCGGCACCATGTAACCAATCGAACGAGCCAGGCGTCCGGTCTGATAACCGGGGTTTTCACCCGGTGCCGACCGCGCACGGCGCATCACCAGCCGACGGGCATCACGCATATGACGCTGCCCAATCGTGACAAACGCCCGCCGGACACGGGCACGGTTAAAGCGCATCTCCGCGGGCTGCTGAACATCAACGTGAAAAAAGGGAGTCGCCATTGCTGCCTCCGTGACTCTGCGTAAATTCGCCCAGTTCCGTACACTCCAGCAGCAGAAAGCGCCGCGCCCCGTTCAGATCGCGCTGACGTTTCACCCGGTACACACTGTCACCGCAGACCACCTCATAATCAGCGGTGATCCCCCGGCGGTAACGAATGGTGATGTAATGGGTGATGGCGTCCCCGGTCTGCGCGGTTTCCTGCCAGGTGGTGGCACTGGTCTGGACAACCTTCGCCCATGTCCGGAACGCAACCGGGTATTGAGGATCCACGCCAAAGTTATCCGCGGGCATATCCACCCGCTGGCGGATCAGGACGCGTTTATTCAGTTCACCGGGGTCCGGCAGAATGTAGGTTGCGCTGGTCTGCGCCTGACGAATTTTCATTGCGGAAAGTACCTGTACGGGCCGACAAGCCAGCCAAAACTCTGCGGCATGTCGAGTTTCTCCACTTCCGTAACCGACGAGCGGTTTTCGTAAAAATGGCTGATAAGCATCAGCATCCCCAGACGAATATCATCCGGCAGGTGCAGCCCGTCCGGATCGCTGTCCGGAATGGTTTCATCCGGAGCATAGAGCTTCCGGTTCAGATACGTTTCCGTCCGCTTTTGCGCCGCACAGGCCAGCAGTTGCAGATGGCGGTCATCAGCATCGAAATCCTCATCCAGCCGGAGTTGGGCTTTAATCTCTTCCATTGTCAGAAGCATACTCAGCCCTCTTTACTGGTCGTGGCTTTTTTCTCTTTTGCCGCTTTACTGCTTTTTGCACTGATTCCGCGCTCTGCTAACCCGGCCTGAAGTGCAATCTCCTGCACCCGGGCAGGAAGCGCCCCGTCGTCATACTCACCGGCCCGAATGACCTCAACACGCATACCGTCCGGTGACCATTTCAGATCTTGTTTCAGGATCATGATTCTTCACCCGTCAGAACAGGGGGCGCGGTTCCGCGCCCCTGAGTGATTACGCCGCTGCAATCTTCAGCAGTTTGATGGCCTGCGAATCGACCAGCATCCCGCCGGTGCGCTTGGTGGTATAAAAACCGACAAACGGTTTATTGGTGTACGGGTCACGCAGAATGCGGGTGCCGATACGGTCAACGATGGTGTAACCCCGTTTGAAGTTACCAAATGCAATGGCTTTCGCATCAGCGGCGATATCCGGCATCTGTTCGTTTTCAGCGATACCGTAACCCGCCAGAGAGGACGGCTGCCCCAGTTCCAGCCCCGGACGCCACAGATAGTTACCCTCGCTGTCTTTAAGCAGACGGATGGCAAACAGGCTGTTGTTGTTCATCATGAACTTCGCGCCAGTGCGGTGTGCCTTACGCAGCGTGTAAATCAGTTTGATAATGGCGTCTGCGGTCACCGCGGTCGCTTCGCCGGATACAATATGCTGAAGTTTGCCGAACGCCCGGACCTTGTCGGTTTCATCAGTGGATTCATACGCCAGGAACCCTTTCGGCTTCTTGGTGCCATCGCCTGAGGTAAAGGCAATTTCTTCCTGTTCGGCAAATTCGGTTGCCAGCTCGCTGTTGATCCAGGCCTCCACGTTGAAGAAGGCATCGTCCAGCATTTTCTGGGTAGCCTGCGGGTTGCCGTAAATTTCCCCCATGAGAGGTTCAATCAGCTCCAGTCTGGAGGTGGCAGTCTGGGATCGCGTATCCGTTTCCCCCACCCATCCGGAAGCCGTACCGCCCAGATTCACCAGTTTTTTGTAGTCGGAACCGCCAACGGTGATCACCGTGGCTTCCTGACGCATCACCACTTCATCTTTCAGCAGGTTAAGAATGTTGCGATCCAGTGCTTCCGGCACGGCATAGCCACCGTCTTCATCGGTGCCCACCTGTAATGCCTTGCGCTCCAGATCGCGCAGACCGTCTTCACGGCCTTTACGCAGAAAGCCCACAAACGCTTCTTTATGCTCAGTGGCCAGTTTATTTTGCACACCACCTGCCGGACGTTTCAGCTCAAGCAGCTCTTTTTCAAGATCGCTTTTGAGATTTTCCAGCTCGCTGAGTTTCCCGTTCAGGGTTTCCACCTGCCCGGCAAGTTTGCCTTTTTCCTGCTCAATCGCATCCACGCGCTTGTCGTTCTTTGCCTTGAAGTCGTCAAACTTCTGCTGCAGCTCCTGCGCGACCTGTTCCACATCTTTAATATCAACCGCCATCGTATTTCTCCTGATTAGAAGTTCAGATTTTTCAGTGCATTCAGTGCAGAGCCCACATCCTCAGCGTCGCGCAGGGACAGTGCGCCATAGCCCCCGGCCATGAATGCTTTGGCCTGGGTACGGGAGAGTCCGACATCACGCAGGACTCTTTCGATTTTTTTCTGTTCAGGGATTTCCCCGCGGGCCAGCGCGTTCTTGACGTCGCTGATCCGCGCCTCGTCGTTAGACGGAAACGTCACCAGACTGACTTCCCAGAGGTCGATTTCTTTCAGCAAAAAGGCTTCTTTCGTCCGGTCGTATTCCCAGTCTTTCAGGACGTACCCAATAGAAAGGCCGGTTAACGAACCGGCCTTCATGTGTGCATGTGCGCGTTTTGCCAGGGGATCATCATCAATGAGCAACCGCCCCCTGACGTAAAGCCCGACATCGTCTTCCTTCATTTCGGTGTAAACTCCGATGGGCTCATCCATGCGGTGCTGCCAGAGCAGCGCAGGTAACGCTTTTCTGTCACTCCACGTCCGCAGGGAAGCAGCAAATGCCCCGGACATCACCACATCATCGTGGCTGTCCTTTACACCAAAGACGGAGCCATACCCTTCAAACTCACCGGAGTCACTGACAGATTTCAGACTCAGCGGTACATCAAGACGTTGTTTCGTCTGCATTGGCGTTATCCTTCTGCTTACCGGCTTTACTGCCATCGGAGGGTTTCGTGGTCATGTTCATCGGTGTGAGATAGACATCACCACCGGGACGCGGATTCATATCTTCCAGGTCGCGGCAGTCATTGGGAGAGTAAATTCCCCAGTTGATCCCGGTGGCGTAGGCTTCAAAACGGGACTTCATATCCCCGCGCAGTAACGCCCCGGCGTTAAATTTGGCGTAATAAACGCCCTGCTTACTTTTTCGTACCAGTCCGGTGTTGATCCGCTGTTCGATGCGGGTCAGATACGGCACCAGTGAATAGTTGATAAATCCCAGCCCCAGCTCTTCGATATTGTTGAAGGTGGCGCGATCGGTGTTCTGCACCATGTGCAACGGCACCCGGAACAGACGACAGATTTCTTCAAGCTGAAACTTGCGGGTTTCCAGGAACTGGCTGTCCTCGGCGTTCAGCGCCATCGACTTCCAGTCCAGCCCCATCTCAAGGATCATCGGGCGGTGAGCATTGCCAAGCCCGGTGTGACGCTCCTCAAAATCTTTCTTCAGGCGCTCATAAGCCTGATCTGACAGCGTCTGCTCTGTACGCAACACACCCGACGTCACCGCGCCATTGCTGAACAGTCTGGCCCCGTGCTCTTCGGTCGCAGCTGCCAGCGATATTGCCTCGCGGGCATAGGCGATGGGATTCAGCCCCACCAGTCCGTCCAGCGTTAGCGTGCGCACATGCCAGATATCCTCCTGGCTCAGTACATCCGTGGAGCCATCCGGGAATGTGACCTGATAGATCGGCTCCCAGCTACTGTTAAGCTTCGGTACCACACAGCCGGGATCGACGGGCAGCAGTTCAGCCACTTCGCCAAATGCTTTCACTTTGTAGGCGTAAAAGTTTCCCCGCAGGCACAGACAGGTGACCACCAGCTCCCAGAACTCCTGCGGCGTCATATAGCCATTGGGATGCGTGGAGATCAGTTTATGCAGACGTTCGCCGGTGGCTCTCTGCTTCAGGCTGCCGTTCAGGTGATACAGATTGCAGGGCAACATCCCGACCGACTCTGCCAGCACTCTGACGCAGGAAAAAACCGCCGTCAGTCGCATGGCCCGCTGACTGCTGATCTGCTTTCCGGTATAGGTGTCGTAGGACAACCCGATGGCATCCGCCAGCTCTGCTGGCGTGGTCACCGGTGCGTCACTTTTTCGTTGAAATAATCCCGAAAAGAACACTATTTACCTCCACCAACAGACAGCTGTGTACGGTCGAGATATCGCGCTACCAGCCACGACCAGAACAGGCACAACGCCCCGGCAACAACAAACCCCGCCGGGGGATAAATCAGCCAGGCACCATACGCCAGCAAAAGCGCCCCCAGCACGCCCACCAGAGGCGCGAGAATCAGCATGATCATAATTACCTCAGTTAAAGCGAGCGGATCCCATAGGACTCAATGTGGTCAGACAGCGTGTCTTCTTTCTCGTACAGCATGGCTCTGCCAACCGCCATAATCAGCGCAACTGCACCGTCAATTTTGTTTTCCGCCTGCTCTTTGACGGGTTTCACCACATCATCGTTACCCGGAATGGTTTTGCCGACCACATTGCCGATACACCAGGTCATGATGGGATTGCCATCATGATGAAAGCGCCCCGATTCAATTGCCGCTTCCAGCTCTTTCATCGGGTCGGACATGTTGGTGTAGTTCTGAATGATAGTGACGGGATTCAGGTCTTCATCAGCAAGGTCATGTGACAACCCGGTCGCCCCGAAGGGGTCGATGGGTGACTCACTGACCGGGCTGATTTTGTTCGCCGCTTTGGCCTCCTCGAGGATGTAGCGATAATCCACCTCCGCACCATCGGTAACGGTCAGAACGCCCATTTCCACCCATTTCTGAAAGCGTTCGGCTGTCCGGCGATCTTCATTTTTCTCGACGCTGTACACCGTGTCATACGGTACCCAGAAGCGCGGAGCCACACTGTAGTAATGCGTTTTACCGTCAATCTCGCGGGTATAAAGTCGCGCCATGCTGTTCATATCCAGCTTACGCGCCAGGTCAAAGGCCAGAATGCACGGTTGCCCCTCGAACTGCTCAAGGGTCAGTGATTTATCCTCGCAGCTCTGCCAGCTCACCAGGTTGAAATACGCCGAACGCGCCGACACCCAGATATTGAGGTGTTTTGTTTTAAAGACGTTTGCCAGACGGGCGTTATTTTTCGCACGCTGCTGCTGACTTAACAAAAATTCGCGATAAACCGACACGCCAATATTCGGGTTAGCTTTTTCCAGCACCTGCGGGTCGGTCCAGTCATCACCTTCATCAACGGTATAGATGATCCCGAACAGTTCATCGTTGGGCACCGAGCCGTTGAGCATCTCGATGACTTCCCGCCGTTTGTCGTAGCACGGCCCCTCAATGTTGTACCCGGCGGTGGTAATGGCCCACATCAGTGGCTGGCGTCGCGCCCCCATCCCGGTAAGCATCGTGGTGTAAAGCGCATCTGTGGCGTGCTCGTGATATTCATCCACCACGGCACAGTGGGGTGATGAACCATCACCGGGGTTACCGATCAGCGGTTCAAACCGCGCACCATCCTCCGGACGGTTCATGTTTGAGGCGTTAACCTCAATCCCGAACGCTTCCGTCAGCATGGGTGTGCGTTTACACATCAGTCGTGCCGGGCGAAAGACTTCCCACGCCTGTTTCTCTGTCGTGGCACCGGAATACACTTCCGCGCCAAACTCGTTATCACAGGCAAAACAATACAGGGCAACACCGGCAGAGATTGCCGATTTGCCGTTCTTACGGGGGATTTCGGTATACACCTCCCTGAAGCGGCGCAGCCGGGAGCCTTTATTGACCCAGCCAAACGCACAGCAGATCACAAAGAGCTGCCACGGTTCCAGCGTGATGGGCATCCTCTTGAATGCCCACTCCCCCTTGGTGTGTGGCAACAGCTGAATAAATTTCGCGGCCCGTTCAGCCAGGTCCTTGTCGAAGCGGTAACGAAACGACTTACTTTTTTCCGCCATCAGGTCATCAAGATGGCGCTGGCAGGCCTGAATCACAAACTGGCAGGCCACAATCTTTCCGCGCACGACATCACGGGCATACTGATTGGCAGCATTTACGTTGGGGTAAGATTTCCGGCTCATGATTCGATGATTTTCAGAAACTGGTTAGTGGCTTTCTTCTGCCCCGCCAGGCCAATCAGACGCTGGCGGCTGCTGGGGTCGAGTCCGAGCATTGCCCCCGTGCTGCTCATCTCGGACTCCTGTTCTTTCTTGGCGGTCAGCTCAGGATTTTTGACCCTGCCGCCCATTGCACCGGTGATGGTGTTGCCCTGTCTGGCAATATTTTTCACGGCACGTCGCCAGAACTCGTAGGCCACGCACCACCGCTCAAGCACCGCAAGGTCAGTCACGCACAGCAGGCCCTGACCGCAGAGTTCTTTAGTTGTCAGTTGCCACATGATCGTAGCGAGAGGGAGATCTTCTTCAGCGAACCACTCCGGTGGCTCAACACCTTTGATGGGCGTAAAAACAGGTTCATCTTTGTTCAGGGCTCGCTTGCCGGGGTTTCCGGCCAGCGCCTTGCGCGCCGTTGGCTTGGGGCGACGCCCGGAACGCCCCGCCGTTCCAGCCATATGCGGCACTCCTGGTTAAATTTCATTTTTCGCGGGTATAAAAAAACGATGGGGCGGGCAGTCCGGAAGACGTCAGGTCACAGGGATTTGACCCGCCCCTCCCCTCAGACAGTTGAGAATTATTATCACTTTAGCCGTTCACGGGCCGTCTTCGCCTTATGGCACGGCCAGCACAGGCTCTGCAGATTGCTGTCGGCATCTGTGCCGCCATGCGCTTTAGGGATGATGTGGTCAACGGTTTTCGCCTCACGTACCACACCGGCACGCAGGCACAACTGGCACAGGCCTTTGTCACGCTTCAGCACACGCGCGCGGATAACGTCCCACTTCGAACCATAACCGCGCTGGTGACGGGACTGACCTGGCTTATATTGCGTCCAGCCTTCGCTTTTGTGGCTTTCACAATAGCCTGACGGATCTGTGGTGGTATGGCGGCAACCGCGAACACGGCAGGCTTTTGGGATTCGTGGCGGCATATGTACTAATCTCCGATTTATCCAAATTTCACTGCCATAATGCCGACATTCTCTGCCATTGTTGGCTCCGTTTATCCGTTAAAAGGGATATCAGTTAAGTTATCCCGTGTAGGGTATAAGCCATTGTCGAGACCACTCATTGAATGGTCTCTGCAATAACCGATGTCTTTCCATCAGTCCGCCACCACAAAGAATCTTTTTTGCCATAAGGCTGGAGGTTCATCTTTCAGTGGCTGCCAGTGTTATTTCCCCACTTACTGGCTTGGGTTGTATCGCTGTACTGCCGTAACTGGTTACCCAGAATAAATTCCGGTTTCATTATCAAGCCCACCCGTAGATGGGCTTTGTAATGGCTACTTCGCTTTTGCTTCCGCTCGCTTACGCCGGCGCTCTTCTTTCCTCTCGGCTTTTGCCATGTCCATGAATGCCTGCATGATCGAGTTCCGCATCATGTAGCTAACAAAGTGATGATTGACACAGCCGTTGAGGCGCAGCTGCTCGCCAAACTCATCCACCGAGGCCAATGCTTCCATCATGCCCTTCTCGCCTTTCATGAACTCTGAGAAGTCGCGCCCCGCTCTGGAGGCGCATTCAATGACACGATCACTCATCCCGGAAGCCCGGGGATCGTAATCTGCAGCTGGTTAGCCAGGGAGTTAATCTCAGCGACCAACACTGGCTTCGTATAGCGCCATGCCGCCAGCCCTTGTCCGCAGAAGCTCGCCATGTCTTTCTTCTGGTCAAACTCATGACATTTCATGTTGAGCTGCGCACTTAAGCTGTTGCGATGCTGAAGTTCTCCGGTGAAGTAGTCATCGAGGACTTTATAGGCCGCGTACTTGAACCCGGGGTTTAACCAAGCCGCATAATCGTAAGCAACAAACTTCCCGCCATATGTTCCACCGTGTACACCGCGCTCAGTAAAAACCACAGATTCGTGGTTTTTCTCCAGCTCGGCTAAGAACTCTTTGGTCTGCTTGTTTCGCAGGTAGTGGTAAGGCGATTCAGATTCACTTTTACCACTGGCTTTCCACATATCAGTGAGGCAGATCATTCCTGATTCATCAACACGGATCGGTGTATTAAAAAGCGTGATTGCTTTCATAGCGTCTTTACCTTTTAGAAAGTGAGCCTGTCTCACAGAAAAGCCGCCCGAGAGAGGTCGCCACCTATAACGGCATTTCTCAGGCTCGCTTACTGAAAGGCTCTCGTTAATATGCGCGTGAGATGCGCTGTGAAATTCAGATATAAAAAGCCCCGCGAATGCGAGGCTAAATCCTGGTATTTGTAATGACTGGCTCTTATCTCAACGCAGCCCCTTACCGCGCGCCAGATGCTCAATATCAAGCATCAGCAATGAGATGTTTAATCTGGATTCACTCCAGAAGTGATCATCACCCTGTCTACAGAGCCAGATGTGAAGGATGATGAGTAAAATTATCGCTATCATCGAGGGCATTGCGTCCTGATGTATTCCTGAAGCGTTCTCAGTGCTGTTTGGTCGCGGATAATTCCGTCCCGGACACCGAGAACGTTTCGTCCAGCAACTGGAGAGAGTTCGACGGTGGCATCATTGCCCATGCCGGAGGCGCTGGAGGTTTCGGCTGAGGATGGCACAGGGCATTTTCCTTTGACGAGCACCCGACCACCATTATCAAGCTTACGCCGAAGAGCATCATTTTCAGCTTTCGCATCAGCTAACTCCTTCGTGTATTTTGCATCGAGCGCAGCAACATCACGCTGGCGCTGCTGCATGTCAGTAATGGTGGCAGTCGCCTGCTTCAGCTCACTGCCTTTTTTATCGCGCTGCTCTTTGTAGGCGATGGCGTTATCACGGTAATGATTAACAGCCCATGACAGGCAGACGATGATGCAGATAACCAGAGCGGAGATAATCGCGGTGACTCTGCTCATACCTCAATCTCTCTGACCGTTCCGCCAGCCTCTTTGAATTTTGCAATCAGGCTGTCAGCCTTATGCTCGAACTGGCCATAACCAGCGCCCGGCAGTGAAGCCCAGATATTGCTGCAACGGTCGATTGCCTGACGAATATCACCGCGGTCAATCATCGGTAAAGCACCACGCTCTTTAATCTGCTGCAGAGCTACAGCGTCCTGGCTTTCTGGAGAAAAATCTTTCAGGTCAAGCTGTTTACGGTAAGCATCCCACCAGCGTGAAAGAAGCTGGTAACGTCCGGCTGCTGTTGATTTGAGTTTGGGGTTTAGCGTGACAAGTTTGCGAGGGTGATCGGAGTAATCAGTGAATAGCTCTCCGCCTACAATGACGTCATAACCATGATTTCTGGTTTTCTGACGTCCGTTATCTGTTCCCTCTGACCACGCCAGCATATCGAGGAACGCCTTACGTTGATTATTGATTTCCACCATCTTCTACTCCGGCTTTTTTAGCAGCGAAGCGTTTGATAAGCGAACCAATCGAGTCAGTACCGATGTAGCCGATGAACACGCTCGTTATATAAGCGAGATTGCTACTTAGTCCGGCGAAGTCGAGAAGGTCACGAATGAACCAGGCGATAATGGCGCACATCGTTGCGTCGATTACTGTTTTTGTAAACGCACCGCCATTATATCTGCCGCGAAGGTACGCCATTGCAAACGCAAGGATTGCCCCGATGCCTTGTTCCTTTGCCGCGAGAATGGCGGCTAACAGGTCATGTTTTTCTGGCATCTTCATGTCTTACCCACAATAAGGGGATTTGCTCTATTTAATTAGGAATAAGGTCGATTACTGATAGAACAAATCCAGGCTACTGTGTTTAGTAATCAGATTTGTTCGTGACCGATATGCACGAGCAAAACGGCAGGAGGTTGTTAGCGCAGCCTCCTGCCACCCGCTTTCACGAAGGTCATGTGTAGAAGGCCGCAGCGTAACTATCACTAATGAATTCAGGACAGACAGTGGCTACGGCTCAGTTTGGGTTGTGCTGTTGCTGGGCGGCGATGACGCCTGTACGCATTTGGTGATCCGGTTCTGCTTCCGGTATTCGCTTAATTCAGCACAACGGAAAGAGCACTGGCTAACCAGGCTCGCCGACTCTTCACGATTATCGACTCAATGCTCTTACCTGTTGTGCAGATATAAAAAATCCCGAAACCGTTATGCAGGCTCTAACTATTACCTGCGAACTGTTTCGGGATTGCATTTTGCAGACCTCTCAGCCTGCGATGGTTGGAGTTCCAGACGATACGTCGAAGTGACCAACTAGGCGGAATCGGTAGTAAGCGCCGCCTCTTTTTATCTCACTACCACAACGAGCGAATTAACCCATCGTTGGGAAAATCTTATCCATATTTTTTGAAAAATGCAAGCATCATGTCGTCATCTTCGGCGAAAACCATTTATCTTGTCACTTTTCTCAATTGTGTCTCTGCATATGCTTCTTCCTGCCAGCACTTTGTAACCAGTTTATCAATGACATCTGCATATCCTTTGTACCACTGATAATCCGTCAGATCCGGTACCAGCTTCTGGACATGATGCCGCGCCAGTGTGGTTGGTAAACGGCTAAACCGGTTTCCATTGCAACGCCCACAAATCTTATAAACAGGCGCACCATGAAGCCGGGTTCTTTTTTCATCCAGTACAATACCTTTCCCCTTACACCCTCTGCACGCTGTGCTGACCTCTCCCTTACCATGACAATGCTGACATAGTTCCTTCACCCACTCTTCCTTGATAACAGATTCCCCGCTTCTGGAGTGTTTCACCACTTCGCGCAATACATTATGAAATCCAGTACCAGCACAATGCTCACAGCGAGCCTTACTTGCCGCAGACCTGGAATAATCAGCAAAGGCAAAATTCACAAGGTAAGGGATGATCTGTAACCGGGTTTCTTCACTCAATTTGTTCAATGTCGGGTTATCCAGTGCCATCGCGTAATTGAGCAGACCTTCAATCGCAAACTGAGGATCCTGAACACCAACTTTTGCCAGAAATAAGGCAAACCCAAGCGGTGCTTTCGACTGCACCATCCCCTGCGCAGCCATCACATCCGTAATCGTTAAACCACCCGAGCCTGTCGCCGGTGCCTCATCGCTCAATTTGGGAGATTTTGGGGAGTAATATTTTGGTAAGGCTTCAAGGTTCATGCTCGTTCTCCACTTACGCCAGTACGCCTATTGCCAGCGCACGATCGATAAAACGAAATATCAGCTCCAACTGGGAGCCATACTTCTCTTCAAATGCCACGGTATCCGCATGCAGCTCGTCGTGATGCTTTCTGCACAAAGGCAACACAAAGAGGTCATGCGCTTTTGTACCCATTCCACCCTGACCGTGACCTATCAGGTGGTGGGGATCATCAGCAGGCTTTCCACAACATGCACACGGCTGCGTCTTAACCCAGCGCGTGTACTTTTCGTTAACCCAGCGGCGACGTTTAGGGCGTAACATAAAAGACTCCGGCGACTCCGGATCCACTTTCAGCGCCAGCACCTTTTTCGCTTTATCCTGGATGATGCTGGTGGCAGGAACCGAAGGCACAAGATCACTTTCCCGGGTGACAGACGGCACAACAGGCTTCGGTAATCTCAGTGCCTTACGGGCTGCACTTTCCGGTAAGGCATCCGCCAGATCATTACGAATCAGCCACCAGCACAGTTCCGGCATTGTCACAACGTGACTGTCATCAAAACCGAGATCCCGACGCACAACAGACAACACCCAGCGGGCACAGTTATCCGTTGCCATTGATTCCAGCCGTTCCGTGAACTGATCGCGCAACTGGTTATCGCAGTGCCAGCACAGACGGATTGCGCCCGGCGCGTGTCGCATTGTTGTCATGTTCTCGCTGTGCCAGTCGGAATGAGGCCACTGGCAGCCTTTTTCACGAAGTAACCAGCTTTCAAGACATTCCACGCCACCAGCACGACGGATCACTGCCTCATTGCGGAACACGGCCCGAACGGCAGGATCATCCGCCAGCGGTTGTGATGCCGCCGGAACGGCACCACTGGCAAAAGATGAATAACGTTCTGGCTCAGGCTCCAGCAGGACACGCCCCTGCATAAACAGGGGCATCAGCTCTGAACCGGGTCTGAACAATACGATCCCCATACGCGGGGCAATTTCAGGGGTCAGTAGTGCTCTCACGGTCACCTCAATGAACGGTATCGAGCAGCTTTAACAGCTCAGGGAATCGGGATTCGAAGAAATGCGGCTGCGTCTCGCGCGGATTTGCGGGACTGGTGATGTTCTTGCCGAACATGCAGCCTTTCGCCGTCAGCGACCAGAATTTTTTGATGTTGTTAATCCCGGTACGGCTGTATCGTTCGCGCTGCTCGACGATCCCCAGCTTCACCATCTGGTGATATGCCTGATTAGCTGTCAGGCGGATACCATACTGCTTGAGCAGTGCACTCAGTGACAGTGTCGGGCGACTTGAGCCATCGTGTGCATCAGCAGGAGCATCAATGGCATAGCGCGGTGCCAGATTCGGTAAGCCAACAGCCTCCTGGAGTTTCTGACAGGCTCCAAGCACTGAAGAGTTAGACAGGTTTAATTCCCGGCGCATAAAGTCCAGCAGAATCACACCAGCCTGCATCTTGTCAGCAGCCTGTCCGGATAATTTTTCCGGTGCGCTGGTTACCATGTCGAAAGTACGGATCACCTTCAGATGGAATGACGGGCTTATCCACATTGCATAGGCATACACCAGTTCTTTGCAGACATACGTCCCCTGGTTATTTCCGCCACGAATAACGTTAACTGGCTCTATATTGACCGAGTTGCAAATCTGCAACTCGCTTATTAAACGTTCAGTTTGCTCATTGCGGAGCCAGAATGCAGGCTTATGCTTATCCAGAGAACCGGCAGCCCTGTGCAGATCGTTCAGGCTGTAACGACCATAAGCATCACGACGAACTTCAATACCATCAATGACCATCAGATTATTCATACTTCGTTTCTCCTCTTGATCAGGCGGCTGCACCCGCCGTTTTCTCGTACTTACTGATGGTGATCTCGACCTTCCCTTTCGGGATAACCGGTCCCCACTCCACCAGCATTCTTTTCACCTGTCTGTCGTCTTCCCACACACCCGCGTGGGTCAACGCGTCAAACAGCGCCTTGTTATAGTTGTCCAGATCGCGGATCCGGTTATCCGGAGGAAACAACACGATCTCCACTGAAGCAGGTGCCGACGTTGGTTTTGGCAGACGACGTAACTGCTCAACTATTGCTGCGCACGCCGCGCTCTGAAATTTTCGCCCCGCCGCGCTTATCAGGCTCTTACCAGCAAATGCCCCTTTGTTGGGGTGTCGCCAGTACGAGTTCACGCTGGGCGGGAAAGGCAGGATCAGCTTCATACTTTCAGGCCTCTCTCATGTAACCAGTGGGTTGCACGCAGCCTGGCGTTTTCCTCACCGGCAAGCAGTGCGCGGATAATCCCGACCGCCTCGCTGTCGTCGTCCTTCACCGCGGTATGAAGCGTTATCCCCCGGGCCACGCCACGCTTTATCGTGATGACGCCTTTTTTCTCCAGTGCGCGAAGATGCTCCACCGCTGCATTCACTGAACGGTATCCCAGCATGGTTGCCACCTCCTGATTGGTTGGCGGGAAGCCACGTTCTTTCTGGTAAGAAATCAGCATATCCAGCACCTGCTGCTGGCATTGAGTTAACGTAGTCATTAAGCCCCCACGTAATTCCCTGACAGATACCACTCATCACCCGATACAGCGCGCTTGCTGCTTTTCCGTAAACACTGCTCACGACGCGCCAGAAAATTGTTTCGTTCTGGCTGGGAGTGGCTTTCACGGAATGCCGCCATCCACACCGTTGCAGCACGACGGTATAAGCCCCTGGACTCCAGTTCTTCCGCCTGGCGGGTCAGGCACAAAATCACCCGGGGATCGTTAGTGCCGACATAGAAATTGCGCACAGGTCTGGTTTCACGAACTGGTTGTGGTTCCGGATCCTGCGCTCTCTCAGTCAGGCGCGGGAAATGTCTGTGTGTATCTCCTTCACAACGGTGAGCCACACGCCCACTCTGACGTAACTTGCTTGCTGACTGCAGAACGCGCTGCCGTGAGTAACCTGCAAAAGCATCCGCAATGTCTCCGGAAGTACAGCCCGGATGGGCTTCAATGAATTTCTGAACGTCATTCAAAAGACTCATAATCACCCCCTGAATCCTGCCGGGATCTGGCTGTAGTCCACGTTGTCGTAACTGGATTTGAAGTACGGGTCTTCGCGTTTTTCGGTGTACGTGCTTACGGACGGCGATAAGCGCAGGGAAAGCTCATCCCATTTTTCCCGCAGCTTCGACGGGCTGAGCACGTTACGGCACCAGAACGGATCGCGGCTGACGCGGCTGTACATCTCGCAGATTTGTTTGTGAGTACGACCATCCTGCACACACATCAGGCGAATTTCGTTTGCCCAGGCTGTCCAGTTCGGTTCTTTGGGACGAACCACCTCGCCGTCACATTCGGCAGCCTGCTCGTACAGGGCGATGATTTTTTTCCAGAGCCACTGTGCGCAGGTCAAATCATCCTGCGTCCCCCACTGGCGTTTTTTAGGGCTGAATACAACCGCATCAGGATGGCGAGTTAAAAAATCCTGTTCAGCCGTCTGCGTGTCCGGTTGCGAAGCGTCCGGACGAGAAGGTTTTTTATCTGATGGATCATGTTTTGATTTTACTGACGGATCCCCGCCAGATTCTGACGGGTGAAAACCCGCTTTTTTGCCAGATTTCGACGCATCAAATTTTGACGGGTCAGATTTTGATGCGTCAGATTTTGACGGGTCAGAATCTGACAGTTGAGAAAATGCCGCTGCCTGAAGCTTCGCAACGTTAAGCTGATAAACATTCGACGCATTGCGGTTACCCTGGCGACGCGCCTTACGCGTTAACCAGCCTTCTGCTTCCAGCCGTGCGATAGCCGTTCTGACGGTACTCATCCCCGCGCCAATCTGGCGGGCAATGGTTTCAATTGATGGCCAGCACACACCTTCGTCATTACTGAAATCAGCCAGGCGTGCCATAATTGCCACGCTGGATAATTTCATGCCTGACGCTGCGCAACCATCCCATACATAGCCGGTTAATTTAGTGCTCATGACCGACCTCTATTTCCCTGAATTTACGACGAAACTGTTCGAGCGGACTGAAGCACTCATGCTCATAGCCTTCGCGGAGGTAGATAACCCGTTGTGTTTCCGGTTCCCAACGAATGACTCTGACGGGCACTCCGTAGTGATCTTTGAACCAGCGGTTAACTTGTCGCAAAGGACTGTCTCCTTCTGCCGGTTGAAATCCCCCACAGCCCACTCTGCAAAGCTGTGGGTTACAATTTCCCTGTCACCTGGTACATTCACTGCATAGCAATACTCCACCTTCGCTTTTCCACCCGGTACAGGAAGCGCAATCAGTTGCGAGCGACGGTAGTGTGTTGTTAAACTGTTCATGCGTTAGTTTCTCCACAGTCACGACACGCCACGGCGCCCGGAGCTGCACACTCGCGGGCGTCACTACTTTCTGAAACGCAAAAGATTTTGTAGACCAGTGCTGCATGCTCCTGCAGCTTCGAAATTGAGAGGTACAGCTCATCGTTAATTGCTGTCTTCTCATGCGGTTCCACTACACCGTCTTCAATTGCTGAACGAATCTGTTTTGAATAACTGCCGATCTGTTCAATGACCTCCAGCAGGCGTTGGTTGATATCGGCGTTGTCCACATCCTCGATGTCAGGAAGAGACACAAATACGCCATTTGCAGACTGCGCCACAGCATCAGCAATGAAGTGAGTGCCACCAGCACGCTGTAAAACCATTGCCCATCCCAGCGGGAAAATCTGATCGCCATCTGCACGAAGGCGGTTGAATAAAGCGTTTTCTGTTACATCGAGCCAATCAGCCGCTTCAGCGTAACCACCCGGCAACGCCGCGATAGTTTTTCTGACAGCTTTCACGTACCACTCAGGCTGTTTTTCTATTTTCCAGTGATGCTTACCCACGGTTCACCTCCTGTTCCTGTGGTTTAAACCCATTCTGGTTTTGGCTAGATTGAAAACGTGCCGGATAAAGAATCTGCATTTCGCTGATTTCACCCTTAAAAAAATTGGCTAAACGTTCTGCAAGCTCGATAGATGGAATCTGCTCCAGCCTCTCAATACGACTCAACGTCGCTGGATTGACTTGAACACCCGCAGCAACATGCTGCAAAGTGAAACCATGCGCCTTACGCACATTTCGTAATGGTGATTGCATATATCCTCCAAATATTGCGCGTTATGCATGTTATTTCACGCAAGTATTTTGCGCAAGTTGATTTGCTTATCACGCAATAAAGAAATGTAATAAACGCATGAACATAGGAAAACGAGTCAGACAACTTCGCCAAGCGAAGAACATGAAAATCGCCGATCTCGCTGAAGCAATAGGAGTAGATGCGGCGAACATCTCGCGCTTAGAAACGGGTAAGCAGAAACAATTTACCGAACAAACACTGAGTAATATTGCCAAGAGCTTAGGTGTTGATATTGCTGATCTCTTTACCTCTGCCCTCAAAAGTAATACTGTATATAAAAACAGTAATGATGAGGATGTTGCGCAGGTGAAGGATGTGTTCCGTATTGAAATGTTGGATATCAGTGCCAGTGCGGGAAATGGCCTTATCCAGGGCGGTGATGTCATTGATGTGATTCATGCCATCGAATACAGAACTGATAATGCTGTATCAATGTTCGGCGGACGACCAGCCAATCACATCAAAGTTATCAACGTTCGTGGGGACAGTATGTGTCCAACCATTGAGCCAGGAGATCTCATCTTCGTTGATGTCAGCATCAATCAGTTTGATGGTGATGGTATATATGTCTTTGGTTTTGATGACAAAATATACGTTAAAAGACTTCAAATGATTCCTGACAAACTGCTGGTGATTTCTGATAACCAGATTTACCGTGAATGGGGAATTACTAGCGAAAACGAACACCGATTCATGGTCTTTGGAAAGGTCTTAATCAGTCAGTCGCAAACCCTTAAGAGACATAATTAACTTCAATATCCCATCCATCGGCCACCGAAAGGTGGCTTTTTATCACCCATAATTTTGCACATCTCGCAAAATATTACTTGCGTATATCGCATTTTAATTTTATCTTTTGTTCCAGACCAACTACAGGATTACAACAAAATCTAGTTGCAACACGGTGCATGGTGCATGTGTCGTAAGCGGTCAGTAAATGTCAAAAACGAACAGTCAGGACGACCACGAAGTAGCCGCCGGTGGCGTATGAATGACCGGATGATTCGTTAAATACTATGTGTAAGAGAGCGCAAATGAACCGTTATTTCACATGCTCGTTTTGTGGCGCAAACGAGCTGCAGGCAAAAAAAATCATCGCCAAAGGCGGAAAAGATGAAGTTGCTATCTGCTCTGAGTGCGTAGTCTTGTGTGTAGGGGCATTAATCAATATCAGCACAACTATTCAGTTCACACCAAATGAGAATGCGCCTTTAGATGCGCGGAAATCTGGAGGTTAAAGAACAAAATGAAAGTCCAGATTTTAAACAATAGTGGTGAAGTCGTTTGGTCATACGACATAGCCGCTCCTGTAGATCAGAGCGGCGATAGCTGGACCAATGGGAAACATCAGATTATGGCTGGAGTTGTATTCTCTTTACGCCGTGCTTTGGAACAGGCTGAAGTATTTCCATCAGACCCTGAATGGAAATGGCCTTTTTCTATTTGTCCAAATTCGGAGAGCACATTTCAGAAAATTGGTCAGAAAGTCGCACTCGAAGAGCATCAGCCAACTGTTTCCTGATTTTTTCAGGTAACTCGTCGGCATCGCAGAAACAACAACGCTCGATCATGTTGAAAGCCGATTCGTAGAACTGTTTCTGCTGAGTGTCGCTGAGACAGGAAAAGAGCGACGTTACGATGATTTTATTAATTGCATTATCAAGTTCTTTTTCATCAAAAGTCATTTGATTTTCCTTTTATGTATACGGGCTTAAAAGGATACCACCGAGCCTGAAGTGGTGAAAAGACAGGCACATAACAGCTAAGTATTTTCAACCAGAGAGAATCCTTAGCGTTGTGGTGAATGCGGCTCAGCGCACGCGGGTTAAGGTTGAGGCTGACAGTCGACCTTCTGTGGATACCCACCCGCCTGGTGTGCAACCTTCGCCAGGCACCGGGAGGCACCCGGCACCACAACTTTATGCTGTGTGTAGTCTTGGCGGTACCTGCTTGTACCCTTGCTTCCGGCTGGTACCGTCCTTTTTACAAAACAGAGAAGAGCATCACCGGACGACGGGCTCATAACCCAATCCATCCGGGCGGCAGTCACCGCAGGTGTTCTTCTCTGTTTTGTGGAGAAACTAACCGACCTTGCAGGGTCGATATGATGAGGAGCAGCAAAATGGCTAGCGAACGCAGTACTGATGTGCAGGCATTTATCGGGGAGCTGGACGGCGGCGTATTTGAAACCAAAATCGGCGCAGTTCTCAGTGAAGTCGCTTCCGGTGTGATGAACACGAAAACCAAAGGTAAGGTCTCGCTCAACCTGGAAATCGAACCGTTTGATGAGAACCGAGTGAAAATCAAACACAAACTCTCATATGTTCGCCCGACTAACCGCGGGAAAATTTCCGAAGAAGACACCACCGAAACGCCGATGTATGTCAATCGCGGTGGTCGCCTGACTATTCTGCAGGAAGACCAGGGACAGTTGCTGACTCTTGCCGGTGAACCTGACGGAAAACTCCGCGCAGCAGGTCATTAATATCGTTCTTAATTAACTGATTATTTATCTCATCACTGAATATCTTTATATAGTGAGGACTTATTATGTCTCAGAACTTAGACGCAACCGCAATTAATCAAATCCATGCCCTTATTTCTGCTCAGGGTGTTAATGAAATTATCAGTAAGATTGGTGCCGATGCTGTGGCATTGCCTGAGAATTTCCGCATTCATGATCTGGAAAAATTTAATTTAAATCGCTTCCGTTTCCGTGGTGCGCTTTCCACTGCCAGCATCGATGACTTTACCCGTTATTCTAAAGATCTTGCAGATGAAGGCACCCGCTGCTTTATCGATGCTGATAATATGCGTGCCGTCAGTGTGCTTAACCTGGGTACTATTGATGAACCAGGTCACGCAGATAACACCGCCACTCTCAAACTGAAAAAGACAGCACCGTTCTCTGCTCTGTTGTCTGTTAATGGCGAGCGTAACTCCCAGAAATCACTGGCAGAATGGATTGAAGACTGGGCCGACTACCTTGTGGGCTTTGATGCTAATGGTGACACCATTCAGGCAACAAAAGCGGCTGCGGCGGTCCGTAAAATCACGATTGAAGCAAACCAGACCGCTGATTTTGAAGATAATGACTTCAGCGGCAAACGCTCCCTGATGGAGTCTGTCGAAGCGAAGACCAAAGACATTATGCCAGTGGCATTTGAATTTAAATGCATTCCGTTTGAAGGTCTGAAAGAACGTCCGTTTAAATTACGCCTCAGCATTATCACTGGCGATCGTCCGGTACTGGTTCTGCGCATTATTCAGCTGGAGGCGGTGCAGGAAGAAATGGCTAACGAATTTCGTGATCTGCTTGTTGAGAAATTCAAGGACAGCAAAGTAGAAACCTTTATTGGTACTTTCACCGCCTGATTTCATTACTGCAAATGCCCCTGCGGGGGCATTTATGGAAACGTAATTTACTCAATAATCGCCGGATGGTGAGGGATTCTTTTTACCAGAATTCAGCGCGGTGCAGCGCATATACGTGGAGAACAAAATGTCATTTATTAAAACTTTTTCCGGGAAGCATTTTTATTATGACAGGATAAATAAAGATGACATCGTTATTAACGATATCGCGGTTTCCCTTTCAAATATCTGTCGCTTTGCAGGACATCTTTCACACTTCTACAGCGTCGCCCAACATGCGGTGCTTTGCAGCCAGCTGGTACCGCACGAATTTGCTTTTGAAGCGTTAATGCATGATGCAACAGAAGCGTATTGCCAGGACATTCCCGCACCACTGAAACGCCTTCTTCCTGACTATAAACGGATGGAAGAAAAAATAGACGCCGTAATCCGTGAGAAATACGGGTTACCCCCGGTTATGAGTACGCCCGTGAAATATGCCGATCTCATCATGCTGGCAACCGAACGCCGCGATCTCGGGCTTGATGATGGCTCTTTCTGGCCTGTACTGGAAGGTATCCCGGCAACAGAGATGTTCAAAGTTATTCCACTGTCGCCAGGCCATGCCTATGGGATGTTTATGGAACGTTTTAACGAGTTATCGGAGTTACGCAAATGCGCATGAATGTTTTCGAAATGGAAGGGTTTCTTCGCGGGAAATGTGTACCGCGAGATCTGAAAGTGAACGAAACAAATGCTGAGTACCTGGTGCGTAAATTTGATGCGCTTGAAGCTAAATGTGCAGCACTGGAAAACAAAGTAATACCAGTGTCAGCTGAACTGCCGCCAGCGAACGAAAGTATTCTGTTATTTGATGCTAATGGAGAAGGCTGGCTGATTGGCTGGCGTTCTCTCTGGTATACATGGGGGCAAAAAGAAACCGGAGAATGGCAGTGGACATTTCAGGTCGGGGACCTTGAAAACGTCAATATCACTCACTGGGCTGTAATGCCAAAAGCACCGGAGGCTGGAGCATAATGACCACATTTACCGATAAAGAACTGATTAAAGAAATCAAAGAACGAATCAGCAGCATGGACGTGCGAGACAATGTTGAGCGCCGTGCTTATGAAATTGCTCTGGCATCGCTGGAAGAGGATCCGGTGGCATGGCTGCATTCAGACAATGGCTTAGGTATTCCGGCAATAACCAGAAGTAAAAACGTTGCTGACAGTTGGTTATCAAAGGGCTGGTATGTTCAGCCGCTATATATAGCTCAGCCGATGCCAATACAAGAACCGCCGCAGGAGGTAAAGTGATGAACAACTTAATGATCGACCTTGAGACGATGGGGAAAAATAAGGATGCGCCGATCGTTTCTATTGGCGCAGTGTTCTTCACCCCAGAAACCGGAGACATCGGACAAGAATTCTATGCGGCTGTCAGCTTGGACAGTGCTATGGAGCAAGGGGCCACACCTGACGGCGACACCATCCTGTGGTGGTTGAAACAAAGCCCTGAAGCACGAGCTGCAATCTGTATTGATGATACTTTGTCGATCAGCGATGCACTCTCTGAACTGAGCCATTTCATTAATCGGCACGCAGACAATACGAAATATTTAAAAGTCTGGGGTAACGGAGCCAACTTCGACAACGTAATTTTACGCGGAGCTTATGAGCGAGCAGGACAAATCTGCCCATGGGCGTACTGGAATGATCACGATGCGCGCACGATCGTTACGCTTGGGCGTTCCATCGGATTCGACCCAAAAATGGACATGCCTTTCGATGGCGAACGGCACAACGCCCTGGCTGATGCTCGTCATCAGGCAAAATATGTTTCCGCTATCTGGCAGAAATTAATTCCTGCCACCAGCACAGAATTATGATTTTCCCGGGTGCAGCCGGTTTTGATGGAGAAAATTATGAACACCTTGTTTTTACTGATGGCTGAATTCAATACCCCTAACATTGAACTCTCAGCAGTTAGCCAAAAGTACTTTGGCATGAGTCCAGCCACGGCAGAAGCAAAAGCAAACGCTTGTAAGTTGCCCGTTCCAACATATCGCATCGGCACATCACAAAAAGCAAAACGTTGCATCAATATTCAGGATCTTGCGGAATACATAGACAAAAGACGAGAAGAAGGACGTATCGAGTGGGAACAGGTCAGAACAAGCAAACAGAAGGGCAAAGAACATCACTAAAGAAAAAACCCGCCTAAAGGCGGGTTTTCAAAAAGCACCAGCTATGATCATGCTGCTTTGCGACGACGAAGCTTACCCTGCTGCTCTTTACCAGAGACAGTAGCGTGAGTGAACGCATTAGGAGCAGCCTTCATCAGAACTTCAACAGCAGCACCCATACCTGCGAATGCTTTCATTGTGTCGAACTTAACCTGTGGCTTGGTTGCTTTTTGATCTTTCATAGAAAACTCCCGAGACAGTAAAGGCGTCTCTAACCCTCTCTTTAAAGCTAGCTTGTTTCGCTAACTTATGCCAATCGATCATGTCGATTGGTGACATCGTTTCTTAGTAGTTTAAGCACAAAACGACTGCCATAGATGTACCTTTAAGGTAATCTGGACGGGTATCCTACAATTTGTAGACCCTTCTCGTCTATACCTACTGAGCAAATTTAAGAAAGATATCCTGCAGCTCATCAATGACTGCAGACATCACATAACCGCACTGTTCCATGCGGAAACCAAAAGACTCGTAATACTGCACCAGTTCTGGTACTGGCTCTACAATGTGGACAACTTTACATTCAACAGCTTTACAAAATATAAAAGCACTCATAAGAGTGAGTAAAACCATGCGCCCTTTCAATGGGTGAGATTCATCTTCTCTAGAAAACCTTTCGATCATATGGATACGAAAGATGTTTTCTTCAACCCCATAAACACAAATTGCTGCTCCTGATGGTATTCCCTGAACCCGACCTTGCTGAACAAGTTTTATGCAGAACTCATACTTTTCTCTGGAGTTGCCATAGGTGCTTAACGCATAGTCCCATTCAAGCTCACCATAGCCACCACACAGAATCTTGTAATCATCATCACTGAGCGGACCAACAGCAAGAGGTAAGCCGACATGATCAATAATCAACTGGATATTGTTACGTACAGATTGACCTATCTCGTCTAGGGTAAGCATCATAGACTCTCAAGCGGAACACTAAAAATCTCATTATATCTCATTCTGATGCCCGGCATGGATTACACCTTGAAATGAAAACACCGGGTTCCCAATAGGCTCCCACAAAGTGTATAACTACTTGTTTTTCAAAAACGGTACATCCTATCGAGCATTGGTGCAACGCTAAACCGACCACTCCAGTGAACGTCAGTTTTTTCAGGCATTGCGCTGGTTTGGTTGATTTTTTGCATTTCAGAATTACCGTGCATTTTCAAATGTAGAGATTATTTTATCGATATATCATGGGGTTATGTTATTCAGCATCACTGTTCAGGAGGCTCAATAACGGGGTACTATACCATAACAACAGGAAGCGCCTGTCTCATTGCAAAAGAAAATTGAGATCCTCTCAAGGCATGAAGCTCTCACGAAGTGATGGAAATAATCTTATTAGCCGTTAGCTTTGTTAAGGCCAATGATAAACAATCCAGGTTCGACGATAAATAAAAATCACACATTAAACTCCGGTGATATCTCTCCCTGCTAATAGCACTGATAGAGAAAAAAAGAACCCAATAAGCATTGGGTTCTTTTATGTAATGCCTTCCATACCATCGAAGAACTTCACATATTATTTCTCCGATTTAACCCCGAATAAATCATAAATTAATTTAGAAGTGTCTGTATATATTTTAATCTTTTCCTTTGAGTTTGGGTCAAACGACTTAGCAAAGTCAATTAATTTCGGTGCAGCATCTCGCATTTTGCTTAAAATATCAGGGGCGAGCTTTCCTTCATTCACCAGATGTGACATCTTATCCAGATAGCCATCAAAATTCATTTCTCCCCCATCTGCCAGACGCTTCATCTCTCCCAGGTACTTCTTCATATCACGTTGAGATAACTCTTCAAACTGAGCTGTCAGATAGTTCTCATTATCATCATTAATATTCACTTTTTCTGCTCCTGCTAAATCTGTGTAGGCACTAGAGTATGAAAGTGAAATCAACAGCGAAGCGAATAATTTTAAGCTGTTGTCATCATATTCCTGACATGCATTAACAAACGTTAAAAAACCAGAACCTATTGCTTGCAAATGTATATTCGCTAAAGGTTCATTATCTTTAGATTCCTCATAAAAAAGCTGAACCGTGGAGGGAAGGCCATTCTTGGTTTCTACATCAAAAGTATATCGTTCTATGGGCGTTGCATCTTTATTATCCTCAGGATTACATATACTATTAATCGCAAAATGAAAAATAGCCCGATCAACAACTGATGCAATAAATTCACGATCGTTTAATTCCTCATCAGTGCAATCTCCAATATACTTATTAACCCACTCTTTGAGATTAGTTATTTGCTCAATTAAAAACAC